CTTGTGTTCGGCGCAGCAAAGGGATTCCTGCACTTCCCGGACGGTGTAGATGATATACACCCGCCCTTGCTCGTCCAACCAGCCGTTCTTTGCAGATAGGCTCATGCGGTCCAGCAGAATGCCGTACAGTGTCCGGGCATCGGTGGAGAGCTGCCGGAAGCGGCAATCATGGAACAGTGCCTTGGGGATGCGGAAATAGGAGAACAACTCGCCCGACTGACCATAGAAGTAGTCCAGCGTCATTTGGTGTGACCTCGGATTTTCAACTGTATGGGTGTGTTCATGTGGAAAAATACCTCCTTTTTGTGATATGGAAAATTTTTTGAAGTTCCATTTTTGAGAAAAAATGGATGGAAAAAAGGTGAAAAAATGCGTTGTAGTTTGTCCCGAAAACTGCAAAAGCAGAAATGTGTTATTTTCTGAAAATATTACGAAAAGGATAAAAATCGAATGTTTGAAAAAATAAATAACGTAAATATGCGTTTTCTTGTACTCTCTGTTTATAAAGTGCAGAACAGGCTGCTATCAAAAATCCCAGAAAGTAAGATTGTTGCATGAAGATGCACTAATCCTGCAAAACATGGGAAGATAAGCGTATAATAAACCCTCCCCGGTGAAACTGAATGGTTTTGCCGGGGAGGGTTTTGTAGTTATAAGGAGAAAAAGAATTATGCCGGATAATAAAGAACATAAGGCGGATAAAGAAATAAGTGTGTGGCAAAAAATCGAAGAAATTCTGAAAGAACCATCATACAAGATTGCGTGGAAGTTTGATGAAGCAAAGAAAATTGATGTAAAGGTTAATTTTAAGCAGTTTTGCATTAGAAAGTGGGCAATGGAAAGAAAGATAGATCTGTCGAGTTATAAGGACAGCGAAATTACAAATAATGATTTTCTGAAAATAGGGAGAAAGGCTGTAGATGATAACAAATTGCAAAATGACAAAGATGAATCTGAAGTGGATAATATACAACGCCGAATAGAAAACAGATTGAATATAATTATCTATGGCTGTGCAAGGCCTCAAAACAATCGGCGTATTAGTGTGGGAAAGAATACAGAGCTCAATGTGAAAAGCATGGTTTTCTTTGATGAACTTTTAAAAATTGATGCGAGAACGTTGGAAAGATTGATTAGACTTTCGGAAATTGGATTAAAAAGGGTGGCATGGGATCCAAATGATAGACATCTTGAACTTGACGAAGAAGGGTTCTGGGGAACTGTGGGTGAACCGAATCCAAAAGCTGATTATTACGAAACACTTATTGTTCAGGGACTTCGTGCGCTTGAAGATGTCAAAAGAATCAAGCTGGATAAAAAGAAAATAGAGGAAAGAATTGCATTATTGTACCCATGGGCTGATGAACGCATTTATAAGTCCTCAGAGGGAATATGGCGTCTTGATAATATGGAGCAAACACTTGCTAAGTTTGAAGAGGAATATCCGAGAGATGATTTACAGAATAAAGAGGTGTATAAGCGCATAGACAAAAGTATTTTGAAATGTGAGAAGGAGTTAATGCAATGTATTGAGAGACTTTATCATGTTAGAGAAAAGAAGGTAAAGCTCTAAATGTGACGAAATAATGAAAAAAGCGTTAACAAGTCCATGAACGTAACCGAAAAAAGGACTTGTTGACGCTTTTTTTGTTTGCTGACACAAGTGAATTGTTAACAAATGGTGCTTGAGGAGATATGAAATATTGGCATATACTAGAATTTTCGGGTCGTTCAAAGTGATTTATAATAATGGCGTGGAAGACATAAAAGCGATGTCTAAAGCAAATTATTATTTATTTGGGAGGTCACAATCATGACACAGAAGAACAATGAAAACATCTACAAAGCGCTGAAGGAAGAGGAACGCACTCTGTCAGAAAAAAATTTTGTATGGATGAAAAAAGCCTTCAAAAGAAAAGAAAACTATGCAGCTCTTGGAAATATGGGTGGTAAACTTGTATTTTGCGAAGGTGAATATCCTTCCTACCTTGAAGGCTTTCGGATGATTATTTTCAAAGATGGAAAGCAGATTGCCGTATACAACTGGAAAACTGAAGATGGGATTGATGATTTTCAGGGTCTTTTCAGTATGAAAACCGACAAATCTGGGAAAATCTTCTTCTGCCTTATTCTCAGAGGAGATGTACCACTTATCATTGGTCATACCGAAGATATTGAACAGGAGACTCACTACGAGCTTTTGGTTCATGCTTGGGATACGGAAACTGGATACATCTGGGTTGGTGACAACCAGGATGGTGGACTGACGAGAATTGATTACCTCATTTCTGGCAATACGACAGGTAAGCAGAACTGCATCGAGAATCTTATCGCGCAAAGCTACGTTCAGAAAACTTCTAAGGAGGAAGAAAAGCATGAATAAAGCCGAATTCAAGGAAAAACGAAAGAAATTGCTTGAGCAGCGTGTCCGGCCGACTGAAGGGACAGAAGCTGTGTCCGCATGGGATTACGATTTCAATGATTCTAATGAAGTTCTCCAGTCTGGTGAGGTTGAGCTATTAGAGAATATGACGTCGATTGTCCCTGAGGATAGACCGAAGACCGGCGAGATATTTAAGGAGAAACGGAACAAGACACGGCATAAGTTGGATGCGCCGATACTCTCCGAACAGCTTTCGGACTATCCCGGTTCTCTCAATGCGAGAGATGCAGTACCACCAATGGTCTTGATGATGGATGACGTACCAGAGGATGTGCAGAAAAGCACATTGTCTGATCCAGTAAGTCTTCCAACACCAGAACTGGCCGTCAAGAAAGTTTCTAAAGATCAGTCCCTCGTGGACTTGACAAGGGAAGTGAAAAAACACGTCCACATCATTTCCTATGGAAATACGCTGTATTATTACAACAACTATTACTACACACAGCTTGATGCAAAGCAACTGATCAAGCTATATCGTAAGTATGTGGACTATGAACTCAATAATGAATCCAGCCTCCATGGGTATAAGGATCTCTACGAGTGTTTCTTGACGGATCCTCAAATTGAGTGCAGTGAATCGGAAAATGGGCCGATTTATGCACCTTTGAAAAATGGTGTCTTTGAACTTGTAGAGTGTAAACTTCACCCACACAGCCCTGATCAAGTAACTTTTACCTACATTAAGGCAAAATATGCTCCGAAGGCAGAATGCCCGATATTTGAGGGCTATTTGCATCGGGTCACGGGCGGTGATCCCCAGCTGATGGAGCGATTTTGGATGGTAATTGGGTATTTGCTTATCTACCCTGCACGAGGAAAGTTCTTTATTTTCATGAAAGGCGTCGGAAATAGCGGTAAGAGCGTTCTGGGAAGCTTTATCCGAAGCCTGTACCCTAAAGAGTCTATCAGTAGCATCAGACTCAAGAATCTGACAAACCAATTTGGAATGGCTTCCCTGGCAACTTCCGTTATCAATTTCGATATGGATATGTCTAGCTCAAAAATCGACGATGAAGCAGCTTCTCGGCTGAAACAAATCACTGGAGGAGATTCAATGAATATTCCACGAAAATATCGCGATGATGCGCTGCTGGAGAGGCGTATAAAGTTTGTCTTTTCAAGTAATCACCCGCTCATCATTGACGGAGAGGATGAGGCACTCATCAAGCGTATTGTATATCTGCCCTTTAATTATGCAATCCCGGATAATCAGCAAGACCCGGATTTGGGAGACAAAATCTGGGCCGAGCGGGACGCAATTGTTACAAAGGCACTGTATTATGCGCGAAAGCTCGTTCAGCGCAACTACATCTTCCCGGAGATTCCTTATGTGGACAGCGCGAAGTACTCGCCTGTAAAAAGGTTTGTGCAAGAAATCTGTGATACGAGCAATATAAATGCTGAAGTGGCTTTGTCTGACTTATACGAAGCCTACCTGGATTTTTGCAAGGAAAAGAATATAGGAGCGTGCACAGACTCGGATTTAAGAAGGACGTTGATTGCGATGGGATTTGAGCACGGACGTTCCCGGTGCTCAGGTGAAGGAATGATTGCACACGAACACCCTGTGTCAGCGTTCCGAGGAATCCGCCTTCGTCCGTAACGTCTGACTTCTCAGTGATATGTTATATCTCTAATCACCAAGCACAATCACAAACACTATGGAGGTGTCACGATGCTGAACGTTGACGAAAAGGCGATGGCCTATTGTCTGATCGAAGCTCTTTTTGCGGCAGGACTGCTGAACCTGCCCACCTATCAGAACTTCCTTCGGATGAAGCGTGAGCAGGAGGAAGAACCGCCTGCAAAGGCTTCGTAAGCGACAGAGAGAGGCTCTGGTGGAGAATTCTGCCAGAGCTTTTCTTTTTATCCTGAAATCTCAAAATGTGGAGGTAAAATATGCGAGTAGCAGTATATGCGCGTGTCTCAACCGAACATGAGGCACAGATCAATGCACTGGGAAACCAGTTGGAGTGGTATAAAATTGAAGGCTCCCGGCACTCGGACTGGGAAATCGTGGAGGTCTATGTGGATCAAGGCATCACCGGAACACAGGCACAGAAGCGGCCAGAGTTTTTGCATATGATAGAGGATGCAAAGAAAGGTAAATTTGACCTTATCATTACCCGTGAGGTGAGCCGGTTTGCACGAAATACAGTTGATACGTTGTCCTATATCCGTGAGTTGAAGGCTGTGGGCGTGAATCTATTTTTCATCAACGATGGTATCAACACGGCCACCGATTATGGTGAGCTTCGGTTGACGATTATGTCTTCCTTGGCACAGGATGAAAGCCGAAAAATTTCAGAGCGCGTCAAGGCGGGGCAAGAAATCAGTCGGGAGAAGCATGTTTTGTATGGCAACGGAAATATCTTGGGATACCGCAGAGAGAATGGAACCTATGTTCCAGATCCGGATCAGGCACAGACCGTAAAACTGATTTACCAGATGTATTCGACTGGAAAGGTTGGGCTTCAAAAAGTGGCAGCAGAATTATACAGGCTAGGCAGATTGGATGCAAGCGGCCATGTTTCGTGGGACGCTTCCAAGGTGAGCCGGGTGTTACATAATGCGACCTATAAGGGTTGTATCTGCTACAATAAATCCCACAGTGACGGCTACTTGACGCAAAAACGTGTCAAAAATCTGGACGAAAGCAGCTACGTCTATGTGAAAGGCGATTTTGAACCGCTGGTGTCAGAAGAAACGTGGGACAGGTGCCAGCAGATTCTGACTTCAAAATCAGAACGAGTAATCGATGAAAACGGAAAGAAGCACAAGTATATGCGGAACACGCCGAAATCCATCTGGACGGCAAAATTGCGTTGCAGTTGCGGTGCAGGATTTATTCAGTTCAAGTGGCGTGTGAACCGGGATGGTGCTGTAATTCATGGATTTCAGTGCTACCGCCGTACACGCAGGCCGAGCATCAGCTACTTGCAGGAACATGGCCTTGATTTGAGCATCAGCTGCCAAATCAAGGCCATCAGTGAGTGGAAGCTGGATTTGATGGCGGCAAAGGTGTTTGAACATCTCACATTTGACAAAGGCAAGACCGTCAAAGAGGTATACCGGATTCTGAACCGCTGCATGGCAGAGGAAAAGACTGTGCGTATTTCCAGAAAGGCAATGCTGGAAAAGAGCATCGCTAAGCAGAGAGAACGGCTGGACAAGTATATTGACCTGTGTGCAGACGGCATCATCACCAAACAGGAATTGGCAGAGCGGCGGAAGGGATTGGATGCGCAGATTGCAGAATTGCAATCTCAATATGAGAATGTGGAACAGGAGGATGAGCGCAGTGGAACCCTTGATATGAATTTAATTGCGCAGAAGTTGGATGAGTGGCAGAAGGCATCTAGAAATGATGTTAACCGGGAGCTTATCAATAGCTGTGTGGCGCAGATCACGCCGCTGACGAACGAGGAGTATCGCTGGGTGCTTGATTTCCAACTGACAGAAGTGCAGAGTCGAAATAGTGCTACTTGTACGTTGGATGGCTTTATGGAGATGGCTCGTTTTAGGATTTCTTTTGAAGAAGCTAAGGCTTTTAAGGCTTCCCGGAATCAGGGAATTCGTAAAAATGAGTGGCATGACCTCACGGTAGCCGTGGGTATCCGCACAAAAACTTGACCGTAAAGTACTGTGCCAGCTGTGCCGGATGTGTCAGAATTTTTGAGAAACCTTTATTATATATTATCTATTATCCCTATCGCTTTATCTAAGAGAGAAAATAGAGTAGAAGGGATAAAAATAAAGAAATATATAGAGAGTTTCATAAAAACCTGACACATTTGACACACCTGACACAAGACAAAGCGTATCTGAAAAAATTACAGTTATATATTATCTTTGTAGAAAGACCTGTGAGCAGTTTGATTCTGTCCACAGGTCTTTACTTTTTGCTTGAAAAATGGAGGAAAAACAATGGCTGATATTATGGTAAAGATTCTGATGAAGGGTGCAAAAGCAATCGGGAAAACTGCTGTAATACTCATTATTTGGATCGCCCATAAACTCGAAAACAAGTAATCACATTAAAATTTTAGGAGGTAGTAGTTATGTCTGCAAATGTTGAAACCATGTTCTCTGTCCGTGAAACCCCTTGGCACGGTCTTGGCCGCATCGTGATGGATGCCCCTGCAAGCCGTGAAGCCTTGGAGCTGGCTGGTCTAGACTGGCAGGTGGAAAGCCGCAATATCTATTCTGGTACAGGTGCTATGATCCCCGGCTATCGGGCGAATGTCCGCAGCACCGATGATGCTGTTCTGGGTGTGGTGTCCGACCGCTACCGCATTGTGCAGAACGAAGAAGCATTTCAGTTCACCGATGACCTGCTGGGTGAGGGCGTTACTTATGAAACTGCCGGTTCTTTGCAGGGCGGCAAGAAGGTCTGGATGCTGGCAAAGCTGCCGGAGAAGTACATTATCGCCGGAGACGAAGTGACCCCATATCTTGTGTTCTTCAACAGTCACGATGGCAGTTCTGGTGTAAAAGTTGCCATGACCCCGGTTCGTGTGGTCTGCCAGAACACTTTGAATCTGGCTCTGGGTACTGCAAAGCGCATCTGGACTGCCCGCCACACCGAAAATGTTCTGCTCCGGGTTCAGGATGCCCGTGAGACCTTACAGCTTGCCAACAGCTACATGGGGGAGCTGGGAAAAGGTATCCATGAGCTGACCACCATCAAGCTGTCTGACCGCAAGGTGCAGGAGTTCATCAATGAGTTCTTTCCTGTCACCGAAGATCTGACCGATGGCCAGCGGAAGAACAACCTGCGCTTGCAGGAAGACTTGAAGGCTCGCTACTACAATGCACCTGATCTGGAATGGGTTGGCAAGAACGGCTGGCGGTTCGTGAACGCTGTTTCGGATTTTGCTACCCATGCAGACCCTATCCGTAAAACTCGCAACTACAACGAAAATCTGTTCCTGCGCACCGCAGAGGGCAACCCCATGATCGACAAGGCTTACAAGATGGTGCTGGCAGCAGCATAAAGGAGGACGTATGAACGATGTGAGCAACCGGGCTGTCCGGGAATTTTCTGAGTTCCTGAACATCATCGAAGCCGATTTTCCAAAGCCTACTTGCACCACGGCATACGAGATCACGATGAAAAGCACCATTGTCAGTGCTTTAATCACGCTGGACATCGAAAAACAGATGGACGAGCGTTTCTGGAACCATCTCCGGGTGCAGCGAAACATTCTGGATTTCCTGTATGCCCTGTGGCTGGATGATGACCGCACTTTGGTGGACGAGTTTTCCACTATTATGAAGGACTTGGTGGAATACGATTTTGAAATCACCGATAAAAATATGAAGCAGGAGTTGAATATTGCATGAAACGATTGATTTCCACAATAAATCTGTCCAAAGAAGAGTGGCTGCGCTATCGAAAGTGTGGCATCACTGGCACGGATGCTGGGGCCATTTTGGGCCTGAATCCGTACCGCTCTGCATTTCAGGTGTATCACGATAAAATCAGCGATACCATTGAAAATATCGACAGCGAAGCTATGCGGCAGGGCCGGGACTTGGAAGAGTATGTGGCACAGCGATTCACCGAAGCCACTGGGCTAAAAGTTCGCAGAGCCAATGCTATCTACCAGAACGAGGAACATCCGCTTCTTCTGGCGGATTTTGACCGCCTGATCGTTGGACAGAAAGCAGGATTGGAATGCAAGACGGTTTCACCGTTCTCTGCGGATAAGTGGGCAGATGGTAAAATTCCTGCACACTACATGGCGCAGGTCAATCATTATCTGGCCGTCAGTGGTTTCGACTGCTGGTATATTGCTGCTCTGATTTTCGGAAAAGAGCTGGTAATTCATAAAATTATCAGTGATAAGGCTGTTTTGGATAATCTCATTGCCGAAGAAGAGCATTTTTGGAAGTACAATGTGATGCCTGAGATTGCGCCTACACCTACCGGAAGCGAGGGAGATACACAGCAAATCAACCAGATGTATTTTGACGATGATAAAAGCAAAACGGCTGATTTGAATGCAGTTCGTGACCTGCTGGACAAACGACAGTCTCTTTCTGACCAAATCGAACAGCTGGAGCAGGAAAAGACTGCGATTGAACAGCAAGTGAAGCTGGAAATGCAGGATGCCGCCTACGGTACAGCCCCCGGCTATAAGGTGTCGTGGGTGTCCTCTGAAAGTAAGCGTGTGGATTCCCAGCGGTTGAAGAAAGAACAGCCGGACATTTTTAATCGGTACAGTAAAAATGTGAGCAGTCGCAGATTTACTATCATTCATGCGGCATAAGTTTTGGATATGGCGGCAGGAAATTACTTTCCTGCCGTCTTTTTTATGGGAGGTTTATTATGGCTACTGAAAATCCGTTCGTAAAATTATTTAGCATCGACTTTAAAGACCATGTGGAAGTCAAAAAGTCTGGAAATACTGAACTGAAATATGTGAGCTGGGCGTATGCTTGGGCAGAGGTGAAGAAGCTGTATCCTTCTGCCAGCTATGAGGTCAAAAAGTTCAACGGTTTGCCCTATGTCTATGATCCTATCACCGGATTCATGGTCTATACATCCGTTACCATTGAGGGCGTTTCGCATGAGATGTGGCTGCCTGTACTGGATGGCGCAAATAAAGCGATGAAAGCCACGCCTTATACCTACACCACCCCGAAATGGGACTACAATCCGCAGACCCGCCGCCGTGAAAAAATCGGCATGGAAGAACGTACCGTAGAAGCAGCCTCTATGTTCGATGTGAATAAAGCTATCATGCGTTGCTTAGTGAAGAACCTTGCTATGTTTGGTCTGGGCCTGTACGTTTATGCCGGAGAGGATTTGCCGGAAGATGCTGCACCGCAGCCGGAGGCAGAACCGCAAAAGCAGCCGAAGCCGAGACCCACCAGCCAAAAGCAGGAACAGCCGCCGATGCCCTGCATCTGCGCTCGCTGCAACCAGCCCATCAAGAGGGTCAAGCTGAAAGATGGCTCCATCATGCAGGCGGCAGAATTTGCAGCCACCCATGAGGGAATGTGCGCTGACTGCTACAAAGCCACCAGATTGAACGTAGCATAAGGAGATTTCAAAGTGAAAGAAGCAAAGATCAAAGTTCTTGCTCTCCTGCCGATGGAACTGCCAAAGGAAATCGAACTGGACAACACGCTCGAAGCCATGCAGAACTTTGTTGGTGGGCTGATCGAATGCATTCCGCTGACCGACACCGACTCTGAAGTCACCTTGGTCTGCAACGATGAAGGTAAGCTGCTGAACCTGACTCCCAACCGGCTGCTCTGGAATGGAGCGGATTATCTTGCTGGCCCCGGTTTCATTGCAGGAACTGATGGTGAAGGGAATTTGGCTTCGCTGCCGCCGCAGGAAATGAACTATTACGCTAAAAAATTTCGTGCATTTTTGATTGCACTTTAAGGAGGCTTTTCTGTGACTTTTGATGCAACGACCCAACGCTATGAGGAAATCACCGTCTGCGACAAACCTGCGCTGTTCACCAGTGTCCGCATTAAGCGGGATTCTGTTCCTGCTGGTCTGTATGCCTACGATGTGCGGCATGATGATGACTGCCGGGGGATTCCCTGTGAGATTGCACCATTTATCATGGTCAATCACTGGGGAACGATTATTCTTGCAGAGCCGTTGGAGCTGCCCAATGACGGACGGCGGTACATTGATGAAGAGACGGACTGGAACTATGATCCGTTTGGAGGAGCAGAGAAAAATCAAAAGCCCTGCGTGACGGTGGAAGAGTTTATGAATCAGTATCTGAACCGTTGATAAGAGCGAGCCGTGTCGTTCCCTATAAAGTTCAAAAGTCATCGCAGGGGACGGACGGTGCGAACCGTTCGTCAACGGAGATAATCTTTTGAAGTTTATGAGGGATGACTAAGGCTCGCAGGAAAAAGTATTAAAATTGCCGTGGGTACAGAAAAGTATCAATCATAGTGTGATGAAGCCGATTTGTCTTAGCAAATCGGTGACGCTAAAATGACGTTCGGCATTTTTGATACGGAAAGAAAGCGGTTATGAGCATTTATGGTTATTGCAGAATTTCCACTGCAAAGCAGAGTATTGACCGTCAGGTTCGCAATATCAGGGCTGAGTACCCGACTGCTCACATTGTGCAGGAAGCCTATACGGGAACTTCCATCCTTCGGCCAGAATGGAGCAAGCTGTACCGGGTTCTGAAAGAGGGAGATACTGTGGTGTTCGATTCTGTCTCCCGAATGTCCAGAAATGCAGAAGAGGGATTTTCACTGTATGAAGCCCTCTATCATAAAGGCATCCGGCTGGTATTTCTGAAGGAGCATCACATTGATACCGAAACTTACAAAAAGGCCCTGTCCGGCAGCATTGCCATGACAGGAACCAATGTGGATTTTATCTTAAAAGGTATCAACGAGTATCTGATGGCATTGGCAAAAGAGCAAATCAAGCTGGCCTTTGAGCAGTCTGAAAAAGAAGTGGCCGATTTACACCAGCGTACTCGTGAGGGTCTTGTAACAGCAAAGCTGAATGGAAAACAGGTTGGACGTAAAAAAGGCACTGGATTTGAAACCAAGAAGTCTAAAGCGGCCAAAGAGAAAATCCGCATCCATTGTAAGGCTTTTGGTGGTACATTGGACGATGTGGAGTGCATGAAGCTGACAGGGCTTGCCCGGAATACCTATTATAAGTATAAGCGGCAGATTCGGACTGGATTGGCTGACGAGGGAAAAACTTAAGAAGGAAAAGTTGTTATGAAGAACGAAAAATGTGTAAAAGATGACTCCCGTAGCGAATTTACAAAAGAGGAACAAGAGGAATTTTTGAATTTGCTGGGTCGCATAACCCCAGAGCAGCGTGAAGCACTGAAAAAAGTTCTGAAGTCCTTTACTTAATGAAGAAGGATGCCGGGTGATACAATGACCGCTCGGCATCCTTCTTTTTTGTAAATGTGCATATCATTCGGGTAAAAATGCTTGGATCAAATCCAAGATAGCAGTTCTTTGTGAAGGAGAAAGCCTATCCCAAGTGGTTAAGAGGGATTTCTGCTCCTCTGTCAAATGGTGAACAGCAGCATCCTCTTCAAAAAACTGTGAGAGAGTGATACCAAGGCCATGACAAATTTTTTCAATCGAGGTTACGTTGGGCTGAAGGTTTCTTCTGCGCCATGTTGATAAGGTCGATTGCGTCAGACCAGAGTTCTCGGCAAGGGTGTATTCAGACCATCCACGAGCTAACCGCTCCCGGTCAATTCTTCCCAGAATGTCAAAGTTTGGCTTCTCGCGTTCCATGTCATTGCCCTCCTTGGATAAATCGTAGTGCTACTTACGATTTTAAGTGTGGATGCCTTGACAGGTAATTCTATAAATCGTATAATTTTAACAAGATAAATCGTAATACGAGGCGGTTCATTTGTCTTGATTGATAATTGAAACCAATGAAAAGCTTCATGCGATTTAAGGTCGTAAAGAAAAGATGAAAGGAAAAGTCAAATGAAAAAGAGAATTGCGTCAATGCTGGCAGCAACGGTGCTGCTGCTTAGCGTAATAGCTTTGCCTGCTTCAGCTCAAACAGATTGGTTTGGAAACTCTGATTTGACAACTGCAAAGGTGCGTGAGATTGCAGACGCTGACACATTGACAGAAAGTCAAATTGCAGAAATCAATAATCACTACTCTGAGTATGAAATTATGCAGGGGATTTCCAAGACCTTAATAGAAGATTATGCTGCAAGAATAAATCCTGATAATCCGCCTCACTGTGCAGTTTGTGCTGGTTTTGATGACCTGTATTTGCACTATATCGACAATGTTTACCTTCGGCTTGGATATGATGGATCAAATTATGACATCCAAAGAGGATATGACTACACTATCTTCCAAGGAATTGCTTGGGGGAATAAGACATTCTTAAATGAGAGAAAGCAATTCCAAGCAGTTCGTAGATTTGGAGCACAGCACGCGTACAAGTCTGATTACTACAATACTGGGGCTATGACGATTCGCCTTGGGAATGTCATAGAGAATAATGGCGTTAATAGCGTGTATGATGGGTATATTTTAGCAAGTGATGGTACAGCGTACAATGTCCGTGTGAATGCTCCGAATGGTTATTATCAGCCAGGTAATACATACGATGATCTCAATCCGGTTTTAATTAAACTTGGCTACACAAATAGCCTTGGAGTATATGTAGAAGAAAACTTTGCTTACCTTTTGGCACCGGACTGTTCTTATGCTGATTTGGAAGAACTCTCCAATCTTGCGAATGAGGCGATTGGTGCACAGATGAAATACCCCAATGATGTAAACAATATGTATCGCAATACATATAATGCATATCCACTGTCAAAAGTGTGGAACTTCTATACGCGTAGTTGGTCATAAAGTATTGAAGAATATGTAAGCGTCTGCGAAATCACTTTCATAGACTTTCTACGGGAAATCGTCTTTATAGGTGAAAGCAGACGCAGGTCGGGTTGGTGCATAGCACTTCCAGCGGTAATGGTAAGCGATAGGTATGAACGGAAAAGGTGGGTTGTGCTTTGACTTGGCGCACATATAAAACACTCGAAATGTAAAAGAGGCGGCAATATGTTGAATAAAGTTAAAAGAATACTCCAGTGGTTTATTGGCGGATGCTATATATTAAGTGGACTAGCGTGCATTGGAGAGTATACGATGCCCGCCATTATCCTTATTATATTGGGCGGCGTGATAATTCTTCCGCCAATTACGAAGAGGATTCCGGCATTTAAGTTTAAGAAAATTGCACTGATACTATTATCTTCTATTGTAATGATAGCGGGTATTGAGCTTGGAGAAACTAATCTTTCACCAGAAGTATTAGCGAAAAGAAAAGCAGAATCCGAGGCTGCGGCGGCTTCTCAAGCTGCCTTAGAAGCTCAGGAAGCCGCTGAGAGCGCATCTCGTGCAGCGGAGGAAGCAGCATCCAAAGCGGCTCAAGAAAAAGCAAAATCGGAAGCAGCGGCTGCATCACAAAACGAGAAAGATCAAAAAAAGATTGATGAATATAAATCTTTGATCCTTCGTAATTATGCAAATCCGGACGGCGCAAGTAAAGGCGACCAATCTAAATTTTTTGGTATTGCAGACAATGAAGAAGAACTCAAACTCTTCACAAGAGCATGGAGAGAGGCACTTTATGAAACCTGTATGGGGGAAGATCCAATTCCTAGCGATACCAGTCATGGAACATACATCAAAATGGTTGATGTGTTCAGTGGTTTCGTACACCTCTATTCTTACTATTATAAACTAAATGCAGAAGGCGGTGTGGAGAAGTGGATTCCGTATGAATATAATTTGTACAGGAACATTTTGGTGACCTCGTCTTCGTTTGATAAAGCTTTCAATGATACATATAAAGGATTTATCAAACCACAGAGCGAATATCCGGACGCATATACCGATACGTTTTATATCAGTCAGAAGCTGTCTAACAGTACAGGAAATAGCATTCTGGACGTACTCAACGATGCTTTTAGTGATGGCTCTAGCGAGTGGGTCGGTTATAAAGGCGGTTTCTTCAGCTATAATGACGATGCTTGTGTTCTCGTTACAGCCAAGGGAATGAGCTTTTCTGAGTCGGGTGATTACTCCTTGACCTATGTTGAGTCTGGAAAGACTACAACACTTACCGACAGCAGAGGATTTGAGCAGGAAGCTGATATTTACTACGCATACAATACAGATGAATTTTCTGAAGCATATGAAAATCTCAATACAGTTGATAATGAGATTGCAGATGAATCAAGTCTGATTTTTGAGTTCCTTATTGGCAATGAGAATTATACGGATTGGCAGTAAAGGTAAGGAGAGATAATATGCTATTGGTTGTCGTTGTTGTGCTTGTGATAATATTTTGGACTGCGCATGACTTTAAAAAAGCTGGTGCAGAAGTTGTAAATGAGAAGAACATCAGGAAGTATCTTGATTACCTTGTCAATGACAACGGATGGACAAAGAGCGGCGGACTCATTCCGACCTATACATCTCCTTGTGGCAAGAAAGGTTGCTACGCAGATTGGGAACGTCGAATTTATGCAGAGTATAATAAAAAGAAACTGAGCAGTACAGAGATTACGGCATTTTTTGAGCAATTCCAATAATTTACATTGGAAGAGGCTTGGAGATACAAAGAAGAGCAGGATAATTCGGGTAGCACAGTAAGCCGTAAAAAGACCTCCGCTTTCTATCATAAACGAAAGCGGAGGTCTTTTACTATCGAAAAATGCTTATAAATCAATTATAAGAACGAAATCTTCTTAAACGCTGGAATAAAAATCAAAAATAAGGTATACTAATAGCAGAAAGGAGTTGAAAGAATGCTTTGCCAGTTTTCTTTTCAGAATTTTAAGTCTTATAAGGATGAAACAACATTTGATTTCCGTGCAATGGCGATTCCGGAGTTTCAAGATGCATTGATCCGACAGGAGAAAGCAGAAGACTTACTTCCGGTCAGTGCAGTCTACGGCCCCAATGGTGGCGGTAAGACGAATCTGCTTCAGGCATTCTTTTGCCTGATTAACCTTGTTGTGAAGCCGATTCATGCATTGGAGAAGAATCGACAGCCTATGATTTTCCAGCAGGGCAGCAGTGTAGCTCCCTTTATGTTGGATGAAAGCTCTGCAAATGAGCCTACGATTTTTCAGGTGTTCTTCCGTGTAGGCGAGAAGGAATACCAGTATTACATTTCGCTCAAGGAAGAAATTGTCTTTGAGTCTCTTCTGTGGCGTACACTTGGTGGTAAGAAGACAGGACTGATTTTTGAACGAGACGGCCAGAAGATTGAATTGGGTGCAAGTATCAATAAGGCAAGCATCAACTTGGACGTCAACCCGAAGATGCCGTATCTTTCTTTTTTGGCAATCAACTACAATATCCCTGTGATTGCAGAAGTGCAGAATTGGTTTGAATCCTGTATTACACAGAGCTACGCAAACCCCAGAGCAGAAAACATTGTGCTGGTGTCCAAGAGTGAGACGACTAAGGAAAGCCTGATTCATGCACTGAATGATGTGGGGATTGATTTGTCCGGTTATCGCTATGATGAAGACAGCAAGCACCTGTTCACGCAAAGAACGATCAACGGCAAGGTCTACGAGCTTCCCTTTGAAGCAGAGTCGGATGGAACCAAGAAAATGATTGCAGCCTTGCCGGTTCTGATGGTAGCATTGCAGGAAGGCCGCACAGTGGTTGTGGACGAATTGGATGCCAAGCTGCATCCGAAGCTGCTCCGGTATGTGATTCAGATGTTCAAGAACCCGGAACTGAACAAGAAGGGCGCACAACTGCTATTCAGTTCTCACGACCTGACTACGATGAAAAACACTGTTTTCCGCCGTGATGAAATTTGGTTTGCCGCAATGAATGACAATCATGAGAGCGAGATTTATTCGCTTTACGAATTCCGGCAGGAGGACAATACTCGCGTTAAGAGCACAGCGGCCTTTGACAAGCAGTATCTGGAAGGTCGATATGGTGCAGATCCCTACCTTTCCAATATGCTGACAGGGAGGGACTGGGCATGAGTTTGAAGCCTCCGAAAAAGAGTGACCTTGGAAAAAGCTGGATGAAGAATCGCCGTGATAAGGCGAGGATGATTCAGCCGGAATACCACTTGATTGCATCTGAAGGTACAGAAACCGAGCCGCAGTATTTTGGCGCAATTCAACGGATTATCAATTCTAAGTACCGTGATAGAATCCAGCTAAAGGTAGAGGGTATTGGCGACAATACAGTGAATCTGTTGATGAAAGCTCGTCAATACGTTCAGAATAACGGCGTTGTGTTTAAGCACGTCTGGATTGTCTATGACACAGATGATTTTCCGGCAGAAAATATCGATATGGTAGCACAGCTGTGCCAAGAATACAATGCACAAGGTGAGACGATTTACCATGCTGTATGGTCGAACCAGTGCGTGGAACTGTGGTATTTGCTGCATTTTATGTATATGGATACTGATATTGATAGATCTCGTTACTGGCCGAAGCTAAGCGACTGCCTGAAAAACATGGGTGCAGGGAGTTACGAGAAGAACCGCCCGGATATGTATGAAGTTCTGCGACCTTACATGGACATTGCGATTGCCAATGCAAAGCGATTGGACAAGCAGAATGAAGGACGGAAACCCTCTGAGTCAGCACCCGGAACGAAAGTTTATGAACTGGTTGAGATGTTGAGACCTTATCTTTTGGACACGCAGTGATTTTGACGCTGGAAAGGAGGCACACGCAATATGTGTGATGTGCTTGATAAAGTGGAAAACCGTGGCATTGCCAAGGGAAAAATTGAGGGCGAAATGGAAGGCAAGGCACAGGTGACAACTCTTATGAAGAAGCTTTTTGAACAGAATCGCATCGACGATGCGAAAAAGGCTTCCGAGGATGCAGCATATTGTGACCGTCTGCTGAAGGAATTTGGAATCAATTAAAAAAGCATTTGTCAAAATTGCAGTTGAGGCGTCTCGAAAACAAAACTTGAATAGTATAAAGCAGATGAAGGCTCTTGACTTCAGGAGGTCAAGAGCCTTTTACGTCTTGTTTTGTGAGCAGAAAGAAGGTACAATAATAGCAAGTGACTCACATCTGCGAGGTGATACGATGCTGAACATCTACTTTGGGGATATGCCAGAAGCAGTCTACAATACGTCGGTTTATTTCAACTACACTTATGAGGATGAATGGCTGACTTCTGATTTCGCAAAAGAAGTTATCAAAAAAATTGACAAATCCAATGTTCTGGGGCCTCATGCAATCGAAAGCCCGGTTTTAGGTGTAATTCCGCCGGAGAACCTGTCTGGCGGCACGAAAACGCTTCTGTTGATGGCAAATGACCCGGAAAAGGTATTCAATGCCTCGACTTGCGGTGACAACTGCGCACCCTTTATTCTCAAATTAGCTAAGAAAAAAGACCTGACGATCAATCTACGTCACCTGATGGATTTTGGAAAGAAAAAATTCCCTGTGGATGTAAAAGTTTTGAATACAGGTGATGTGGTGCACAACATGGAAGAATTGATGCCGATTGCATTCGAGTTCGTATGAGGCTATAAAATGAAGGGTAAACATAAAATCGAAGTTCGGAGCAAACGAATAGTTTTTACCATAGAATTGGAACGCAACATCACGATTCTGCGCGGTGACAGTGCAACAGGCAAGACGACGCTGGTTGAGATGCTGAGTGCCTATGAGAACTATGGCAGAAAAAGCGGCATTACGATCGTCTGTGACAAAACGTGCAGAGTCCTGTCCGGTGCGCTCTGGGAGGCTCAACTGAAAGACATTCAGGATGCTATCGTGTTCGTGGATGAAGGCAGCACTTTTGTTTCAAGCCTTGACTTTGCCCGTGCGATTCAGAAAACGGACAACTACTATGTGCTTGTGACGAGAGAAGATTTGAGTACCCTGCCGTACAGCGTAAATGCAATTCTGGAGCTGAAAAAGACGACCAGCCGATTTAAGCGGACCTATAATAAAGCATACCCCATTTACGATTCTCTGTCCGCCAGCGATGTGGAGCTGGGAAGCGTTGAGAAGCTGCTGACAGAAGATGCCAACTCCGGGTATCAGCTGTTTACAAAAATCGGTGAGAAATACGGCATTGCCTGTATCCCTGCGGCAGGCAAAGATAACGTCAAACAAAAGATTCTTCCGCTGAAATCAGAGAAAGTTCTGGTGATTGCGGATGGTGCGGCGTTTGGCCCACAGATGAACGATATTTACCGTCTGATGCAGGAAAAGAGCGCAAAATTTAGTTTGTACCTGCCGGAATCGCTGGAGTGGTTGCTCCTGAAAGCAGATTTGATTGGACAGCCGGAGATTCTTGAGATTTTGGAACACCCGGCAGATTTCATCGAAAGCAGCGAATTTTTTAGCTGGGAGCGATTCTTTACAAACTTGCTGGAACGGCGGACGAAGAATATCCCCTATATGCGGTATGACAAGGCGAAGCTGCCGGAATTCTACTTGCAGGAAGAAAATTTGGAAAAAGTCATTGCAGAGATGGGATAAGAAAAGCTGAAAAATTGCAAATGACGTAGTATCGTTAATCCGAACGCTCTGTAATTTTGGCACCCGCTCAGGCTGCTATCAAGAACCCCCGCAAGTAATTGCGTGAGCGCTTGAAAAAGCACAAATAAAGCAAACGAACCGCCCCGGTTTCCGTAACAGGAAGCCGGGGCGGTTTTTGTGTTGCAACGTACAGGAAAAGCAGAAAATATCCTTTACAGAAAGGACAAGCAAACTGTCCAACAGGATCGTTATAATAGACAGACAAAAGGGCATAAACGCCATCAAAGGAGAGTGCGCAATGAAAAAAATATGGATGTTTCTGCTGGGCGCGGCATTTGCCGCCGAACTGTTTCTGCTTGTCTGCATGGCAAGCAGAAGTGCATCACCGCGTCAGGTAATGTACACTTTTAAGGATGATGTATGGGATGTGATCTACCGGCTGAACCGCAGATGGAATTTGTGAGAAAAGCACTTGGCTTTTTGGAGGATGGACAGACAAGCTGTCCATCTTTTTTTGTATACTAGGATTGTGCAAAAGAGACAAAAATTTTGTGGCTGTTTCACAAAACAACAAAATTTCACACAAAGAATTGCGGCTGTTGTTGCACTGTGTTACAATGAACAGAGAAGGAGAATGAACTGTGCGTAATAGTAGATTAGACCGTATACTCTATATTCAGCAGATTCTGGTACAAGGCGGTGTGCTGAACAAACAGCAAACGGCGGACCACTTTGGCGTCAGTGAAAAAACCATCCAGCGCGATCTTGATACCCTGCGCAGCTATTTTGCAGACAGCGAGCCGCGCCGGGAGATCTTATACAACTCCGCAAAGGGCGGCTATCTGCTGGATGATACGCTTTCCCGCTTCCTCACCAGCAGCGAGATTCTGGCGGTATGCAAGATTTTGCTGGAAAGCCGTTCCATGGTCAAGGAGGAAATGTTCCCCATTCTGGACAAGCTGGTGCAGGTGTGCACCCCGCTGGACCGGTTGAATCAGGTGAAAGACCTCATCAGCAACGAACGCTTCCATTACGTCGAGCCGCAGCACGGCCGGAAGTTCATTGAAAGCCTGTGGGACATCGGCACGGCAGTAGAAAATCACAATGTTATGGAGATTACCTACTGCCGCACCCATGATGGCGAGACCCGTGTGCGCACCATTGAGCCGGTGGGCATCCTGTTCAGCGAGTATTATTTCTATCTGGCGGCGTTTATTGAGGGCATCGACAAGGATAAGCACTTCAAGAATCCGCAGGACAACTCCCCAACGATTTACCGCATCGACCGTATCCAGAACTATAAGACCCTCGACCGGCACTTTGCCCAGCGCTATACCGATCGCTTTCAGGAGGGCGAGATGCGCAAGCGCATCCAGTTCATGTACGGCGGCGAGTTGCAGACCATCCGGTTCGAGTATACCGGGCCAAGTCTGGAATCCGTTCTCGACCGTCTGCCCACTGCAAAGGTTTTGCAGGTGACGGAAAAAGGCTGGATCGTGGAAGCCGAGGTGTTTGGCACGGGCATCCAGATGTGGGTGAGAAGTCAGGGAGACTATATAAAAATTATAAATACATAG